TCTGTCCAGCTCAGGAGGACAAGACTTTGGCTCCTTTGTCGGGGCGGTGGCTCAACTCGGGTATCGTGGAGGATGGCGAGTGCTGGACGCTGCGATGTTCGGACTGGCCCAGCGACGCAAGCGTGTGTTCTTTGTCGGCTGTTCTCCAGCCGCCGAGCGAGGTCCACGAGAGATTCTATTTGAGCGCGAAAGCCTGTGCGGGAATTCTCCGCCGAGCCGAGAAGCGGGGGAAGGCACTTCCCCCGGCACTCGAGGAGGCGCTCCGGTCGCGCACGCTCTCAACGGACGAGGAGCCGCTGGACGCTTCGACGCCGAAAGCGAGACCCTGATTCCCGCCGTCCTTAAAATCCGCGCTGGCTGCGAAGGCGGAGGGAAGGGACCGCTCGTAGGGGAAGACCAGAGTTTCACGCTGGCGACTGGTGGGGACCAGACTCTGTTTGCTCCCCTGCCCTTCGACACCACCCAAGTCACCAGCCCTGGCAACTACAGCAGCCCGAAGGAGGGCGACCCGGTACACCCGTTGGCTGCGGGGGCGCATCCCCCGGCGGTGGCCTTCGACGCTCGCCAGCATGACTACGCCGTCCGCCGCCTCACCCCCATCGAGTGCGAGCGCCTTCAGGGCTTCCCCGACGATTACACCCGCATCCCGTGGAAGGGCAAGGCACCCGAGGACTGCCCCGATGGCCCACGCTACAAGGCTCTCGGCAACAGCATGGCCGTCCCGGTCATGCGCTGGATTGGGAGTCGCATCGGTGACTGAAATCCGCCCCGCCACTTGTCCCCGCTGCGGATCCATCGGCCACGGGGAGCGGAAGTGTCCGTTCCCCAAGGACTTCTCCCTGGACACCGCGAACGCTTGGCTCCGGGTACGAACCGAGAGCTGTCCGTACTGCGAGACGGGAGGGCGGATGTTCAGGGTGCTTGGCGCCCGCAACAAATCGCTGGCCCTATACTGCTTCGAATGTAAGGGCCACATACCCCCGCCCAACTGACAGCGGCCCCGCTCCCCTGACCAGGAGCGGGGTCTTTTCGTTATATATAACTTGACATGCGGGGGCGGGGCACTATAATGCCCGCACCATGGGAATCCTCACCGCATCCACTTACTCCCCTGCTGCTGGCGCTGTCCACGGCACCACCAACACCACGGCCCAGGAGTGGACCGGGGACATCGACAACATCACCCAGTACGGGCTGGCGTTTTACACAACTTCCGGTGGTCCGGCGGGTCCCCTAATCATCATGCTCCGCGGCGGGGGTGCTGGGGGCAGCATCACTGATAATAAAGTTATCGGCAACCAAGGCGTTGTTGGAATCTGCGAGACTGGGTATTCCGCCCCGGTGTTGTGGGATGACTCCAGCGCAGGAGGACCCAGCACGTACACCGTCGTCATGCCCGACTACCGAGAGGGCGGCGGCTCCTGGAACGGCGGCACGGCGTCGAGCGGCACCGACGAGTTCGGCGGCGCGGATGTCGAGGATGTCATTCAGATTTACTCGGCGGCCCTGGAGCTGTACGACACGGGCGACTCGCAGCGTGTCATCTGGGGCGACTCCCGCGGCGGCATGATGGCGGGGCTGGCGATGGCTCGCGGTCTGACCCCCGATGTCTGCATCCTCCGCTCGCCGCTCCTGGACACGGCGGACTACGACGCCTTCGACGACGCGACCCGCGCCACCATCATCGCAGACATCCCTGGGTTCGCCGGGGCCAACACCGACACCTGGAGCGAGTTGAGCAGCCGGGACCAGGAACTTCTGAAGGCTCGCTCGGTAAACAGCAAACTCGACCAGCTCCCGACGACCACGAAGTACCTAGTCGTGTGGGGCGAGGACGACACCACCATCCCGCGCAACCAGTGCGAAACCTTTGTCGCCGGGATGCGGAAGCGTGGCGCGGAGGTGGAGTTCCAAGTGATTCGTGAGTTCGCCCACGCGATCAGCCCCAGCACCGGCACTGAGCTGGCCTACCTGGCCTGTAGAAAGTTCCTCGCCAAACACCTGACCTGATGATCATTCTCCCCTTCTTTACCGGACTAGTCCTCGGAGCCTTGATTGCCGCGCGGTACTTTGATAAGCTGCCCGCGTGGATGAAGCGGAGAGACTAGCGGAGGGTGGGGCCGTCGAGCGATTCGTCGTCGATGGCCCCCCAGGCACAGGCAAGACGACAACAATCCTCCGCTCACTTGAGCCGGGGGTTCCCGTTGCCACCTACACCAGGGCTGCGGCTCAGGAGGTGCGCCAGCGGGGCGGGGTTGCCGGCACAATCTACAGCCTGACTTGGCCCCACGCCCAGCACTACAGCAAAACGCAGGGCAGGAGCGGTCGCGAGTCGGTCGCCTACCAGACCCGCCCCATCTACAACAGCGCCGACCCGGCCCTTGAACGCTACGAGGCCGAGGCTCCGTCGCTGAAACCTCGGAGCGATTGGGAGGGGACCGCGATGGCCCTCCACGACTGGGACGGGCAGGGCGAGCCGCCGTTCGACCTGGACCGACTGCCCCCGGTCGGCCCCCTGCGCTACGTCCTCCCGCTGGCCCGGTGGCTGGCGGATGGTGCGCCCCTCGCCACGCCCCCCTACGAGGAGGCCATCATCGACGAGGCGCAGGACATTAGCGCCATCGAGTACGCGGGCATGCGGGCCTGTGTCTCCCGGAAGTTGACCAGCTACGGCGATCCCGGTCAGGCCATCTTCATCGAGTCAAAGGGAACCTCCTTGACCGCCCTCCCCGCAGTGTGGCGGGACAAGGGGGCGACGCACCGGCAGTTGGTTGGGGGCTGGCGAGTGGGCGATCCCGTCGCCTCCATGGCCGCTCGGATTCTGGCGCCTTACTGGGACCGGAGCGCGGACACCTTTGCCGCCGAACACCCGACCGAGGTGCTGGTGTGGGACCATCGACTCGCCCCAGCTCGCGGCCTGGTCCTAGGCCACTCGCGCTTCTCGGTCGGTGCGGCGCTCCGGGAGTGGGGGCTGGCGAACACCCCGGTCGTGAGCGGCGTTGATGCGCCCCTCCGGTTGAGCAGCATCCACGGGGCGAAGGGTGCGGAGGCGGACGATGTGTTCCTCCTGCCGTGGCCGAACAAGCAGCGCCCCGCCGTCCTGCGTAAGGAGCCGTGGACCCTGAAGCTGCTGTACGTGGCGATGACTCGGGCGCGGAAGCGGCTCCATGTGCCGATGAGCTTGATGGGGATGCTGTAGTGAAGAAGCCCCCCACCTCTATCATTCGGGGCGCAACCCCGGAGCAGTTCAGGAGCGCAGTCGAGAAGGCTGGCCGCACCTGGATTCTCGACACCGAGACGAATGGGCTGATGGTTCGCAACGGCCAGCACCGGGCCGAGTGGATTGGCATGACGCCCCATCGGACCAACCACTGCTTCATCTGGACGCGGGAGGAGTTCGACGCCGGGATCCGTCCGATTGCGGAGGGGCTGCATCTGGTCGGCCACAACCTACGCTTCGACGCGCTGGCCCTCGACCTGGACCTCGCGGAGTGGGACGACACCATGCTCCACCTCGCGCACGGCTGCACATCGCAGCCCCTGAGCCTGGACGAACAGGCGCGGTCGCTCGGGTGGAAGAAGATCAAGACCTCGCCGATGCTCAAGTCGGCAGAGAAGTGGGGGACGAACCGCATCCACGAGATGGACGAGGCGGAACTGTGCGAGTACCTGTGGGATGACTGCGTGTTCACCTCCTACCTCTGGAACTACATCCAGAAGTCGCCCTGGGCGCACATGGACGGGCGGACTGAGGATGCGGTCCGGCGGATGGAGGCTCGGGGAGTCCGGCTCTACGATGACGGCCTCCACAAGTTTGAGCGGCTGGCACTCGGTCGCTACGAGGAGGCGGTTCAGTCCCTCGCATCGCACGGGTTCACGGGCAACATCAACGCCCCGAAACAGGTGGGCGACTGGCTCCACGAGGCCGGGGTCAAGCTCGCGCGGAACCCGAAGTCCGGCTGGTGGAAGACGGACGCGCAAGCACTTCGGCGACTGGCGGAAGCTGGCGACGAGCGGGTGCTTGCCCTCCTGAGCGCCCGCACCGGACACAAGCTGGGGTACGGACTGGTCGCCAACCTCCGAGGCTTCCGCACCCACGACGGAATGATCTACCCATCTGTCCGCACGACCGGCGCTCGGACTGGGCGCTTCAGTTACAGCGACCCGCCGCTCCAACAGGCTCCGAAGCGCGACAAGGTTCTCGGTCCTGCGGCTCGGGGGATGTTCGGATCGAGAGGCGGCTATGTCTGCGGCGCGGACTTCAGCCAGGTGGAGCTGCGAGTCGCCGCTGCACTGAGCGGGGAGGATACGCTGCTTGAGGCGTTCGCTTCGGGGCGCGACCCGCACACCGAAACCGCAGCCTCGGCCCTCGGAATCCCCTTTGAACAGGTAACCGAGAGCCAGCGGTTCGGCGCGAAGGCCATCAACTTCGGCATCCTGAACGGCATGAAGGCCAAGCGACTGAGCCTGGAACTGCGCTCGGACCTGGAGACTGCTCGGCGCTGGATTGACGACCACCGGAAGGGACTGCCCCGGCTCCACGAATGGATGGAGGGGGTGTGGTCGAAGGCCAGCACCCAGCGCGTTGTCCGCACCCTGAGCGGCAGGACGCGGGTGTTCACCGCCGACGAGAGTACGCTTCCGGCTGTGAGCCAGGAGGTGCAGGGGACCGCCGCAGAGCTGATGCGCTCGGCCCTTGTCGCCCTGGACGAGGCTGGAGCGGAGCCGATTCTCGTGGTTCACGACGAGATTATTTGTCAGAATCCCTTGATGCGGGGTTCCGACGTGGCTAGAATCATGTCCGACGCCGCGCAGAACACCTTCCCGGATGCGCTCGGATCAGTCCGATTCGACTGCGATGGAGGGGAAGGAGAACGCTGGGCGGATGTACACTAATGTCGAACGATCCTAGTAGCCCGACCCCCAAGCTCATCTACGAGAAGGTGATGAAGGCTATGATGACCGCCGACCCCGATAGCCTCGTGAAGCTGAGTGCAGCCCTCAAGAATCTGCACGACATCATTCACGGCACGGCGAGCGGGTCGGTCAGTGTCCTGGAACAACTGCTCCAGGTTTCACAACCGACTAACCCAAACGAATCCTCGATTCCCGAACACCTAAAAGTTCAAGAAAATGACTGACTCTGACCCTTCTCTTCTCGACTTCAGCCCGACCCTCGACGAGGCCCAGGGTAAGAAGGAACTCGTCCCGACTGGCTTCTACCAGAACGTCCTGATCGACGACATCACGGCCTACGCGCCGGACCCCGAGAGTCCGTACTTCGACGAGAACGAAGTGGCTCGCTACCAGTTCAAGTTCGTGTGCCCTGACAAGGACGTGGACCTGACGAAGTTCATCAAGCGGTCCAAGAAGATGGGTCCGCGTTCTGGCCTCCGCGCCCTGTGGAGTGCCGCCATCCAGGAGGGTGAGGCTAAGGAGCTGGACGAAGAAACCATCGCCGCTCGTATGTCCGATTCCAACCTGAAGGACCTGATCGGTCGTCGCGTCAACATCTTCGTGTCGCACGAGCCGAGTCCGAACGGCAAGGGTAAGTACGCGGCCTACGCTTACACGCCCTGCCTTAAGCAGTAGAGTTCATGGGGAGTCCTGGGCCACGACGTTAAACTGGCCCACTCTACTACTCCGCATTCTCCATGCGTTCCAACGCGGCTGGGCATCCGCGATACCAACTGCCCACCCCACCCATGAGCAACTACACCATCTGGTCCCATGCGATTGACTCCTGGTTCAAGGAGGGTCGCGCCACCACTGACCCGGCTGCGTTCGACGCCTACATGAAGGACACCCTGGCGAGCATCGGCTCGTGCTGGGAGTCCAGGGGCGACGAAGATAGCGGCCCGATTGTCCGCCCCTCCACCAACCTCTCCTGCGCACGGCAGGGCTGGCTGGTTCGGAAGCACGGAAGCGAGGCGCGGGGAGAGCCGAACCAGAGCGCCAGGATTACCTGGGCCATCGGTCACCTCCTGCACGGCTTCGTCTACTCGTGCATCGAGAAGGGGCTGCCCGAGGGCTTCACGATGGAGGTCGAGCATACCCGCCAACTTCCTGACTGGTGGCCCGAGGACGACGGCTCCGGGTTCTTCGCCAAGCAGGGCCACACCGACCTCGTGATTCGCCGCGAGCCGGGTGCGGGAGGGTGGCCGGACTCGGCTGGTCACTCCGTCCTGGTCGATGTGAAGTCCAGCAACGAGACGGGCTACCGGAACTACGGCACCTCGGAGTTCTGGAATAAGCCGGACGGGTTCGGCTACATGTCCCAGCTCGCGGTCTACTCGGATGGGGGCGACGCTTACGACGCCACCTTCCTGGCCGCGGTCAACCGCAACAACCCCGGCGCACAGCGTCAGGGCTTGCACGTCCGCCAGATTCCGCAGACCCGGCTGGCGGAGGAGCGTGAGCGCCTACAACGAATCCTTGCGGACAGGTTTGAGGGCGACGATCCCGGCCCCGAGTTCCACGAGCGCCACGGCTCCTCGTTCTACTGCCGCGAGTTCTGCCCCGTCCGCCACCTGTGCGAGCGATGAAGTACCGCCAGCCGTTCCTGCCCTTTGAGGGCCGCGTTGTCCTTCAGCTAGAACACGAGCGCCTGTTCCGGCGACTCGCCCGAATCACTCGTCAGTTGGCTCGCCTATAATCCTGGCAGCTACCTTCCCGAGCGACGACTGGTAAGCATTCACGCGCCGGTCAAGGCGATCCAGGGCGGCCCACACCTTCTCGTGTGCGCCGCCTTTCGCTATGTTGAAGGTGGCCTCAGCGTAGTCCATGCCGCTGTCCTCCATCAGCCGCTCCTTGTCCTTCTCGATTCCGTACAGGAGCTGGGCCTGTTCCATGCGCGAGGAGGCGACGACCACCGAGATAGTGGTCACGTCGGGATGCTCGCCGAACAGGTCGCCAACTCCGAACTCGCCGGCGTAACGCTGGGCCAGCTCAAGGACGGTAACCCCGCTGGTGGCTAGAGTGGACGGATCGCCGAACCGCTCTATCGCCAACTCATCCAGCGTTTTTAGCGAACCAGGCGTCCGCTGCGAGAGCTGCGTCGTCGGCGTGGTCGTCACGAGGGCGGGAAGACTCATCAGTGTGGTAGGCGGCGAGGACGGCTTGCTTTACGACCGTCTTGGAGGGCTGGGACTTGGGGTTCCACGGCATCCCAAGAACCCGACAGCAGTGGCGCTTGAGTTTCTGCGGCATGATGTCCCACACCGGGTATCCGTTCGACGCCGACCAGGTGGTGACGGCCCCCATCACATGCCAGAGGAGCGCCGAGGTCTTGACGTTCTTCGGGATCATCGGGGGCGTCTCAAACACCACCGCATCGAAGGGTCCGTACTGAATCCGCAGCTCGTCCAGGTGGTCGAGAATCCGTGCGCCCCACTTGAGCGGAGCCTTGGGGGAGCCGACCAGGAGCGTCTCGGCGTGGATGAGACGCCCCGGTTCAGCGACTGCGATTCCGAGGTTCCGGTAGCCTGGGTCGAATGCTAGGACTCGGGGCATGGGTGCATTATAGTGCCCTACCGCGGCCACACAAGGTACGGGTAGGGAGTATCTTTCCGGTTGCTGTCGTACAGGGCCAGCGCCTTCCGCCAGTTCGGGGCCAGTCCAGCGTAGTCGAACACGCCGTGCTTATCGTTGGCGAGATGACCGCCCTCGACCGCGAACAGCTCCTTGCCCCCAACCTTGACGGCGATGGGGCCGGCGAGCTTGTGCGTGTGGCCGATGTGGATGTTCTCCCCCGTCTGCTCGGCGAGGCGCTCGGCCAGTCGGAGCCGCCCCTTGACCTCGTGGCCGTGGAAGCAGCGGACCTTCTTGCCCTGACCGCAGGGGACTCGCACCGCAGTCTTGCGGGCGTCCTCAATCCACTGGATGTCCAGGGAGGCGAGGTCAACATAGCGCGGAAGATCCACGCCGATGAGTCGCATCGCCGGGATGCGCCCGCTGACGTAGCGGTTCCAGCGGTCCTCGTGGTTGCCCTGGATGTAGCGGATCCGGGCATCCTTCGCGTGGTCCCGGAGCTGGGCGAGCAGCTTTGCGCCGCTGTTCAGTTCTCGCTCCAGGTTGTCCTGCCAGCGCGGATCCTGGCGGTGCGTGGTCAGCGCGTGGAGGTCAAAGAAGTCCCCGAGGATGACGATTTCCTCGGGGGCGGTGTCGTCCAGTAGGCGCAGGAGGTACTTCCAGGAGCGTTTGCAGTGGAAGGGCGCGTGGACATCGGGAATGACTAGACTGAGCATTACTTATTTGTCTTCTGGTCCCACCAAGAGCGCACCCACAAGAAGGGCACCGACAAAGCAGAAAACACCGATGACCAGAAGGCGGCTACTGGCTCCCGAACTTGTGGCAGGAAAACGAGAAGCAACAGGCTCATCCACCACCACTGGCTCAGGAGCGCGGTCCAGTTCGCGGCGGTCGAGGTTAGAGGGTCGGTTGCCCCCGGAGTCGAAAGGCGCGGGCCAGTCGCTGGGGGCTGGTAAGGGTCCGGGCTGAACATCCCACAGGAGGGAGTGAGCAGCAGCAGGACGGCAAGACTACTGCGATTCAAGGATGGACAGTCGGCTGTGCGACTCGATGATGTGGTTAGTGTAATCTTCCCGGAGTGCCCGCAGTTCGGAGACGGCGGTGGCGACATTCCAGGAGATGATTCCGAGTAACGCCCACACCAGGATGTCGGTGATGTTCGGGGCGTGTCGCTGGGGAAGGTCGGGGTTGGTCATCACTTGCCCTCGAGTTGGGCAGTCAGTGCTTTCTCTACTCGATTAAGCTCCTCGGTATAGAGCCGGACCAGGTCCGGGTCATTCTCGTGAGTCTGGAGCTTGCGCTGTAGGGTGCGTTTGAGTTGGTTGTAGCGGGCCACGACAACGCGGCGCGTGTGTTCTGGGCGCAGTTCTTTGAACGGGTTAAAGAGAGATTCTTCCAGCTTAGTTAGTGGGCTGGTCTCTTTCAGGGGGTCGCCCTCGTCCATAAAGTACCGCGAAATCCAGAACGCCTCTCCAGCTTCCGTGATAGCTCCGCCCACGTCGGCTTGAGCTAGGTTTGCAAGTATGGTCGCTGGCGCACCCGGCTCAATGGGGAAGGGAGTTTTCCGTCCGGTCGCCTCCTGTTCCCGCACAATAGCGGCTGCTTCGTCGTGTCCCAGCGCGGCGGCGGTGTTTGTAAAGACTTCCCCGAACGCCTTGAGAACGCCGAGCGCCTCCAGGTTCGGATCGAGGCGTCCAACATTCAGTCGCCCAGCTTTGGTGTCCACAACGAGTCGCCCATCTCGCTCGACCACGCCACCTTCAGCCGTGATGGCATGAGCGTAGCGAGAGGCGACATCGGGACGGTTGGCAAAGTACCGGAACGCCTGTCCCGTGTAGTGGCGCGGAAAGCTGTAGTACGTAAAGGCCCGCTTCATCGCCACCCGCTCAAACTGGGTCAAGTCGTGGTACGGCACCATCGCCATTAGCGTGTTCCTCGCCGCCTCATCCGCCGACTGTCCCGCATGGCGCAGGGAGAAGTAGGTCATCATGCGAGCAAAGTTCTCACTACCCTCAGTGGTGTCGCTGATGCTATCTAGTCCCTTGCGAAGTATGGCCCCCGGCGCTTTAGGGTTGATCATCGATTCGCGAACTAGTCGGAGTCGCTCGGGAGCGGTGGATGCGCCGCGAAGACCCTCGGCAGTAAACCCGGTGAACAGGTTGTGACGCTCCCAGGCATCCAGAGTTTCCCCTAGATCTTCAACGCCACCATCTGCCGTGTGGAACAGCAAGTCCTCGGCAGTCACTCCCGCCGCCTCTGCCGCTTCCTCGGTGGTGCGAATACCTCCAGGACCGCTGCGGCGAACAGTAGTGGTAGCAGCCCCGCCAGTAAACCTGTCGCGGATGCCAACTTTTCCATCTCCCATCAGGGTGGAGTACCGCTCGTACCACCGCGCCTTATCTTGACCACCGGCCAGGAATCGCATCGTGGTCGCCGTACCTAGAGCCAGCGACTTCGGGGTGGCCCCTGCGGTCATCGCCATTGGGTAAGCGCCCAGCACGTTCATCATGTGGAAGACCGGGCGGAAGGTGGTCTGGAATCGCTTCATCAGGGAGATGGCACCGTCTGCGGCCAGTAGGGCTGCCGGTCCCTCATCCCACTGCTTTGCGAAACCGTCGAACATCCCGCGCCAAGAGTTTTGCTCGCCCAGGATAACGTACTCGCCGTTCAAACTTTCAAGCGTCGCACGGTCTAGGGGTCCGCCGACCCCGAACTGCTCCGCTTCGTTGATGCGACCGCCTTGGCCCGATCGACGGCCAAACGCTTTGTGAACCGCCTTGCCACCTTCCTCATAATCCAACTTGCCCAGCTTCATGCCGGACACGCGCAAACCAAACTCCTCGGCAGGGATGGAGATTTCCCGTCCTGTATGGTCTTCAATGACGACGGCAGTAATCGGCTGCTCAACCGGGCGATCGACAATCTCGACAGTCTCGTCATCCGCTCGCTTGACACCTTTCCGACCGGCCACTCGCTTGACTTGGCCTTCCCGAGCAGTGCCAGCTCTAGTGACAACTCGCACGACCTTGCCGCCAACAACGGTTCCTTCCTTGGCGGCCACATCCAACATGTCCTGAACCACTGAAGCTCCGGTCTGGCGCTGTTGAGCTTGGCCCAGACGAGTCAGGAGAGCGGTCAGGGGAGCCTCCTCGTAGCGCCCCGGTCGGAGACCCATAGCCTCCATACGCGTCTTGAGGAGGTCCGCAGTCTGTGTGTGACCGGCATCGACAACAGCCTGATGGACTTGGTTCAACTCCTCAAGGCTCATAGCGTCAGCGGAGCGGCGGAACATTGAACTCATCTTCGGAAGCGCCGAGTCAATGGCGTTGACCACTTCCGTTTTTCCGAGGATGTTGTCTAGGGCTTGGAGTTCGTCCCTGGAGTAGATTCTGCCTAGGTAAGCCAGCGGGGAATCCGGCCCCATGACTCCGCTCTCGGTCGCCTCAATCAGGATTTCTTTGCGGATCCCGTCCAAGAACTCAAAGCTGCGTCCGGCCCCCGCAGCCCGCAAGGCTGCCTTGATGGGGTCAACTACCTGTGAGGATAGCCGCCCGGTTTCCGTCGCTAGTTCGGCCAGCAGAGCGGGGGAGGGATTCCCGGTTCGCCTTGCCACGCGCTCTAGCTCCTTCCGCATAACCATGATTCGCCCCATGGTTTCGACCAGGGGGGACATCTCAACGGGGATGGTCTCCCCATCGACATCAATCTTCGCAGTCACCCCCTCAAAATCTCGGGCAGGCGCATGCTCAGTCGTCGTTGTGCGCGATGCAGAGACACGAGGCTCTGGCTTTACATCCGCCTTCCGCAGTTCGTAGAGGGAGGATGCCTCGTTGTAGTCCTTCAGCTCGCCCTTCGACAGCAGCCTCTTGTCGAAGATGGGCTGGTCGAGCTGGCGGACGGTCTTGTTGGCGAGGTTCAGGAGGGGTCGGGCCAGCTCGTTCAGTTGGACACCGGGTGCGAGTCGTTGGATGCGCTTACCGCGAGCCAGGGTCAGGAGGTCCATCACATCATCGACATCCTTGAAGTTCTTGCTCCGAAGCAGCGTTATCAGCGGCTTCAGTTCGCGGGCAGCATCGGCCAAATCCTTACGCACCTTGCCCCCCTTGAGGAGGCGAGTGACCAGAGCAGCTTTGTCCTTAAACTTCAGCGAGCGATACACGCCGTTTGCCGCAAAGCCCACCATGTTGCGCTCCATCTCGTCCAGTTCAAGGCGCTTGAGTCGGGGGAAACCCTTGGTTCCGCGGCGGCGGGCGAGTTCGACCATCTCCTCGGAAGTAACTTCCAGGGACTTAGCCGCGCCCACCAGTTCCGGGTCGCGCTGGACGCGGAGACGAACTTCGTCCTCGGTGAGCTTTCGCCTTGCTTTAGACTCAAGGCGGGAGCGGACCTTCCTGAGCTGGCGGTCAGTCAGGTGTCCGAGGTAGCGGCCCTCATAGGATCCGGCGGTGACGACGTGGCGGTTGTGCTTAACGCCTCCCGGAGCCTTTGCAGGGTCCACCCTCTTGAGTTTAGCAGGGCCAGAAAAGGTGCCCTCAAACTGGAGGCCGTCGAACAGGCCAAGTCCCCGAGACCTTACTAGGTGTTCGGCCATCTCCGCAACTTCATCCGAGGACTTGCCCGCGAGGGGGGCAAGTCTTTGGGCAAGAAGTTTGACGGAAGAATCTAGGCGAAGGACAAACGACTCAATTCGCGCGCCGGTGTTGAAGGGGTTTTCTGCAATCGACAGCAGCTCCTGGTCCATCGTGTCCATCTCCAGGATGGCGCGTTGTAGAGCTTCCGTATCCTCCACGCTCATGCCGAGTGCTTCGGCATCAATCTTAGTTAGCTTGGCCCCCTCCTCCGCAAGAGCTGCAATTCGCTGAGTGTTCCGAGCGTTCAGAGAACGAATGTCCTTCACCGCCTCGTCGAACTCCTTTGCTGCGGCGGCGTCCGACACGAACATCTTGCGACGACCCATCTCGATTTTGCGTCCGAGGCGGAATCCGAGGTCGGCACCCTTGCCCAGCTTGCGGACTTCCTCCGCCTCCTCAAACTTCTTAGTGAAGTCAAACCGAGAGGACAACTCATCGAGTCGAGCAGCACTGACTTCGTGGCGGCGGGTGAACTCCTCAAGCGCGGCGGGCGTAACCTCGTCCATGCTCTCGACACCCAACCGCTCAAGGGCTTCGTCGAGGGCGCTTTGAACGCCAGCCTCGTCGTAGATGCCCCTCATTCGCGCCCGACCAAGAACCTTGCTGGCGAACCGCCGCGCATCCCCATTCTGAGCCGCGGTAATAATGCCGTCCGCTGTCTGTCGCGCAGTAGTCGCAGTGCCCAGCTTTTCGGCCAACGTGGAGGTGCCGTTCAGGAAGTCGGCCAGCTCAGGGAGTTCGCCCTTCGCGGCAGCCTCGTTCAGCTTGATGGCGCGGGCAGCGTGTCCGGCGTAGCGGACACCCGCAGCCGTGCCAGCGATGGCCCCGGTAATCTGACGAATGGCCGGGACACCCTGGAGAGGGCCAGACGCAATCCATGCGGCGGCGGTGTTCGCGCCGGACTTGTCGCGCAGGAGCTGGAACCAGGATCTGTAGTTGTCCGACACCCGCTTCTTGGGGCCGAGTGCGCCGATGATGGGGGCAGCAATCAACTGCTCGCGCTTGGCCGTCTCCTTCATGGCGGACAGCAAATCATCGCCCTCGATGTCGTCCAGGGCTTTGCGGGCCATCTTGACCATGCGCCGCTGTTTGCCTCGCATGGAGCCGGGAGGGGCGGCCAACACCTTGTCCAGCTTGGTGGCTAGTCCCTGTTTCCCGAGCGCAAGAGCTTCCGCCTCTGTTCCGATGCGAGCGTGGCGGAGACCTTTGCTAAGGGAAGCGGCAGCTTTACCACCAGCCGTCAGGCCAGAGGTAAGGAAGCTCAAGGGGTCCGTGACAATCCCGACGCCCAGTTGGGCAGCAAAGCCATCCTCATCCAGATTGACGCCGGGGATTTTGTTCATTTGCTGAACCATCTCCCTAGCGTCCACGTCCTGCCGCTCCGCATCCAATGCGCCAAGGATGGGGATAAGCGAGGCATCTCCAAAACCACGCTCGCCGAAGAACGACGCATCCCCCTGTGCAACGCGGAGGGCACGGAAAATGAGCTGCTGGGGCAGACCGAAGCTGCTATTCCAGAACCGCTCAAAGCCGGTCAGGGCAGAGGAGAAGGCAGACATTTAGCGAAGGGCGGAGATTATGACCAGGGGGAGTACGTAGTCAGCATCTAGGCGACGCTTCTTCGGGATTTTGACCGTCACGTTGTCGAGTGTGATGCCGCCTTTCCGCTCGACCGCACTAACCATCGCGGAACCAGAGCCAATGGGGCGCCTTGGGTCGAAGCCTGCCATTTCGAACCCCGTGATTTCATAATCGCGAGGGCGGGCGAATCCGCGAACTCCACTGAACATCTCCTCCTCGGCGGTCTCCAGGATGTCGATGTAGTTCTCAAGCACCTTGACCAGCTCGGGGTCCTGCTGATGGAATGCCTTGCCGATAAAGCCCGCGATGGCGGCTCGCTGCTCAACAACATCGTCGCCCGCGCGGTCCATGGCCTCTTTGAATGCCACCTCGCCCGGAAGAGTCTCGGAGTCGAAGCCCATCCGGATGCCGAGGTCACCCTTGAAGCGTTCGATCACATCAGTAGCCAGGGATTCGCCCGTCTTGGTGCTGGTGTAGAACGCGGTGAAGGTGTCGTTCAGGACAGAGAGGGCACCCTCGCGCATGAGGGCTTCTTCCTTCCGCTCCTCCAGCAACTTGATGCGACGGCCCAGGAGAGTAGAGGCCGAGCTGTCCGTCGTAGTGGCCGCTTGCTCGGACAGTTTCGTGATCTGTTGCTCGATGATGGTCGCGGAGGCGCGTCCGGTGACGGCCTCGCGCCCGTTATTGCGAATGTCCGGGTTGAGGCCGCCCTTTCCCAGATGAGACATCTTGCCCGACTCAAGCACACCTTTGAACGGAGCAAGGAACTGCGCCTTGTTGTCGTCGAAAGTGTCAATCTCAATGGCCTCCTGGTCCGGCGCTCCCAGGCGACCGAACAACTCCTCCTCGAACTTGAGGAAGATCTTCTCCTGCGCGGCGGTAGGGGTGACACCGCCCACCCCGCCGCGGCCCATCGTGTAGGCCAGTCGGTAGCGGTCGCTGACGGATTTCGTGTTGTCCTGGAGGTACTGGAGCGCTTCTTGCACCGGGTCTTTCGCGTCAGGAGAGAGGATGGGGCGGTAGGTGCCGTCGGGATTGCGCACCACATCCATGGCTTGTGTCGAGATGGCGCCTTCCAGGATGTCGTAGAGGGGATGGGTGGGGGGCAGACTACCCTGCGCTGCCTTGTAGATGCCGACCTGGGTATCGACCAGGTCGGGAACGGTCGAGCGCACCTTGGCTTCCTTCACCATCTCTGCCAGGTTGGCCGAGTCGAACTGCGCGAGTTGTGGGAGGAGTCCCGGATTGTCGTTCAGGAGAGTCAGGGCGTTCTGCGATCCCTTGGGCAGGGCGTCCAAGATAGCGAATGCCTGGGCCAGCTCAGGCTTCTGCACGAGAAGGGCGCGACTTCCTTCGTCCAACTCACTGAGACCCTGAATCGTGCGGAGGTTATCGTTCACGCGTTTTACCGCGATGCCGACATCGGCCCGTTTCAGTGCCTCGTCGCGGTATTCCGACTGAGCGAGGGCAGTCCAATCGTTGCGAGTGACGCCCTCCGCAGCGGCGGCGACATCCTTGTTCTTGTTGATGGTCTTGGCCGCCCGTTGGATGCGGGAGTTCAGGGAACTCACGAAGGCGCTAACATCCATATGGGCGAACTCAGGGTTGCCCGCCGCCTGCACGAACGACGAGACCTGTGCCGAGACCGCAGCCGCATGATCCGGGGTCGGGTTCTCCGTACTCTCCAGCGCCGTGAGTGCATCCTCGGTCGCCGCGTAGGCATCCTTGAACCGCTGGGTCTGACGCGCCTCAGAGTCCCGTTTCTGGTCCGTGGCGGCGGCCTGGATATACAACTCCTCCGTACTCATGCTTGAGTAGTCGCCACTCACCCCAGCGTTAGTGGCAACGCGCATGGCATTGAGGCGCTGCTCCTCTTGGTTCTTCGACTCTGTGCGAGCGATGCTGGCCGTGTTGACGAACCCTTTGAAGATGTCGTCAAAGTTTTTCAGTCGGGCCAACTCCTCTGGGGTACCTGCGGTGAGGGCATCCTTCTCGTTGATGAGGCCAGTGCGGATACCGGCGTTCAGTCGGGCGAGGTTCGCCGCAACCTGATCCTGCCGCACCGACTCGCGCTCCTGCCGAGCCTGAGCCTGTTGGAAGAAGGGGATGCCCGTGAGCTGCTCCGACTGCGCGAGGGCAGCGTTCGTAGCGGCGCGGGCGATGATGTCGCCAAGATCAGCCATCGAACTCGTCTCCGTAGTAGTCGCGGAAAAGGTGTTCCGCAGTGTCCAGCACGAAATCGACCGACACCTCAAAGTGGTCGGCCACTTCTTCGGGAGATGCGTCGGGGTTGTGACTCACGAAGTCAATCAGGTCAATGAGGTCAGGCATCACGCAGGGGGGAGCATGAGGTTAGAGGATCTGCCAAACGGGTTAATCTGCCCAAACAAATCGCCGAAGCCCAACTTGAGAGCTTCAAAAAGTTCAGGGCTAGCTACCTGAGTTTGCACCGGACTACCGAAAGCACCTGGTCGCATCCAGGCAGGAGTCTTGAGGGTCTCGGGGGTCTTGGGCACCGTGAGGGAGTCGTCGTCGCCACCACCAAACAGGCCGCGGAGGAACTTGTCCAGATCGTCCTTATCCTCGTCGCTAAGACTGTCCAGGGTTGAGAGCGCACCACCCATCATCGCCGCAACCGTGTTAGGAGCCATCGGAGTCGCCATACCGGCAGCCTGACCCTCCGCCGACTGAATGATGCTCGCGGCCTGAGATGCGGCCTGGGTGCGGAACTGACCGGACTGGGCCAGCAGCGCGGCACGAGCTTGCTGGGCGCGTTGAGTGCGCTCGGCCCGGACGCTCTCACGAGCAGTCAGGGCGCGAGCAGAGAGGAGTTCCTGGAAGATGCGGAATCGAGCAGCCCGCGGGTCAATCCCGGTCGCAGCCCGTTCAGCAACCATCGGGGCGGCCTGAGTTCGGGCGGCCTCGGTCAGGGCTTGCTCCAGGATGGGGTTGCGGAGGCTCTCCGTATCGCGGAGGATCTGCGCCTCACGCTCCAGGGGGGCGGCGGCAGCCGCGCCAGCAGCCCGAATCTCGGCAGCGGACTGTGCAGCAGACTGGCGGAGAGCAGCCTTCTGGCGCTGCATCTCCTCACGCTGTCGTCTGGCAGCGCGCCTGGCGGAACTAGAACTGAGGGCAGCCGACCCTAGGGAAAGGGCGGCCATCGCGGCGACGTCGAAAACCATGCTAGGTCAGGGGTTCGATGATGGAGAGGGAAGCATCTTCGTTGCCTAGGTGCCGGACAACGATGCGGTGGAATCGACCCCTGAGACCGGAACCCATCCGGCCCTCAAGAGTGTCATGGGAGAGGGTGTCGGACACCGCATCCAGGTCGCCGGGGGTGCGGCTGGCCCAGAAGGCGGCGGTCCACTGCCCGGAGGTTCCAGCGAGAACCTCGGTCTGGATGCCCTCGATGGAGCGTTCGGCCCCGGCGTCGATTGCTCCCGTGTCCAGGATGAGCGGAGGCGCGACGTAGACGGTAACGGCACCGTCCGCCAGCCCGAGGCCGTCGAAGGTGAGCGTCGAACCGGAGAGGGCGGCGGACCCACTCTCGATGGTGCCCGCAGAATCCTTGACCCAGTAGTTCTGGCCGTCAAGGAGTCCGGTGGTGGCGGTGAGGGTGACGACCTGGCTAGAGAGGGTGCCAGAGTATTCCAGCAGCTCAGAGCCGGAAGCGTCATCCGCGTAGGTCGCCGCATCGACCAGAGAGTGCGTCCCTTGGGCGTGGATGATGGTGCCGACACCGGCGGGAGAGTCGCCGATAACGCGGAGGGCGCGGTCCTCGACGCTGAAGGTCTGCGTCGGGAAGTGGTAGCGGACTGAGACGCCAGTCCCGGTATCCGTGATGTAGAGCGAGCGGAGGTCGCCGCACACATCCAGCGAGCCGGTCGAATTGGTGGGCAGCCACTCCTGGGCCGGATCGCCGATGTCCACCGCGTCGCCGTTCGCCACAGCCCAGAGCCGCCCGTTGAACATGAACGCCATGCCCGAGTAGCTAATCAGGCTGTCGGGCGACCAGGCACCCGCGCCGGGACCGAGGGAGCGCCAGACCGGGGCATCGGGGGAACCGCCCAACATCCCGGCCCAGGTGCGACCAGCGACCAAGAGGAAGGATTGGTTCCGCTCGCCCTGCACCTCCACGAGAGCGACCGCATCGCCCCCACCGCTGGCGGGGATGCTGTAGCTGGAATCGAACGACTCGCGGTTGTCGTCGGTGCTGAAGTAAATCGTGTTCCGGTCGTCGAGCAGGACCAGGCGACCCTGCCAAGTTGCGACATCCTGGACCGTGTACGGGAGGATGCCCGAGAGGCGGTCAACCGGGAGGCCGAGCGCGTCGTCCGGGGTGTTGTCCACGATGTGCGTGGTGCCGGTCGGAACCTCCGCAAGCACGAACATCTGGGAGCCGCGGGCGGCCTCCAGGGCGTTCTGCACATCGTCCTCGTTGTCCGGGTCCACCGGGGGGATTCCGGCGGTGCGAACGATCTGGATGGCCGCGACATCCGGCGACGGTGGGACTGCCGGGAGCGCGACAGTGGGGGCGCCGCTCTCGCCGCCGGTCGAGCGGTTGTCGATGATTTCTGCGTTCTCGCGGAGGGTGAAGTCGCCCGCCGAGCCGAGGTTCGTCACGGTAGAGCCAGAGACATCTCCGGGCTGAAAGCGAGCGTAGAACAGCAGATTATTCGTTCCACCAGTATACTCGTTTTCGGACACTCGACCCTGGAGGTAGTCGAAGTTTTCTTCTCTGCGTAGGTCGGGACCCTGACCGTCCGCCCACCAACGGAACTCGGAGACGCGGGTGGAGGTGCTGGTCTTCACCGCAGAGTTCGCATAGCCGCCCACATGGACGACGCCGTAACCCGTGGACCAGCCGGACATACTTGCCGTACCACCGATGGAAGTGTCGAAGGGCACATCGCCGTTGATGGCGAGGTGTCCCACGGAGACGATACGGTTGGACCCTGTGCCGCCCTCGATGTCCACATCGAAGGCGAACCAGTTGTCCGAGTACCAATCGTTCAGGGTGACTCCAGCGGACCGCAGCTCGTCAACGGTCTTGGTGAACTTGGCGTCGGCGGTCTGCGGGTTCCAGAGGCGCTCGGGGATGGTGTACGCACCATCAGTGCCGACCTGGAGTACGAGGGAGCCATCGCCCAGCTCAGTGAAGTAGAGCGCGATGCCGTCAGCGCCCAGCGTGTTGCCGTCGTTGTTCAGCTCCAGGAAGGGGGCGACGGCGGGCTGGAGGTTCGAATCGTCCTGAGCTGCGTGGGCGCATGTGGCCGCGCTAGTGGGCGTATTGCGAAACTCCCAGGGCATGTTCAGGGCCGCATCGTGCCGCTCGTTGTCGGTTTCGTTGGGATCTTCAAAGACAGGGGCAAAATCGCAGCGGATGTCCGTGTCTAGGGGTTCGCCAGGGAAGGCAGCGAACCGGAAGTGGGCGTCGGCCTTGATGTCCACGAGGGAGAGGCTGCGCTCCCACATGCGGAGGTGCCAGTAAATCGCGTCGGCGGGAGCCGGGTAAATCAGTGGGTGGCTGTTGTCCACATAGTTTGAAAAGGCTCCGTTACCATCGACCTGATATACCTGACCAGTTGATTTAATCAGGGGGAAGCGCGTATGTCGATCACCCAAAGATCCGAACATGGCTCGATGGCTCGTCCGCCTGGGGCGCCAGTTAGTCGTTGAAAAGAAGTTGGTGCCCGTGTATGTGGCGATGGCGCCAAGGGTGGCAGGTCCATAGGTGTCCACCTGGGCCAGCGCATCCATCTGCCTGGCAGCCATCGTCGTCCAGGTTCCGTTCGTTCGGTCGTTCACATAGCAGATGAAGTCTCGACCTCGGCGTATAAAGTAGCACACATAGTCATTACCTGGTGTCCAGCCAACATTACTGTCACTGCTAAAGGTGATGGGAATGTAGTTCGTGTGCCAGCGGTCGGCCTCTAACGGACCGCCCATATAGGAAATATCGTACTCCTGGCGAGAAAAACCCACGACCAAGCGGGGGTTGGCGGGTGTGCCGTAGCTACCTCCCTCGCCACTGGTCGGGAGGTCATGGCCCTCGGTGATAAAGGCGCAAAAGGAGGCGTTAGTGATGTTGCCGCCGGTCCCGCCTGCCTGAGGAGTGGAGGGCGGCTGGAGTCCGACGATGGGGAACGCCTCCCAGCCGTCCCAACTGAGAGATGCCGGACTCTGGTATCGGAAAGCGGCCTGAACGCACCAATCAGTGGTCAGGTCTATGCCGATATCGCTGAGTGTGGAGCGGAAGTAAGAGCGCCCGGACGTGCTTACGTCCTCCGCCCCGCGCATGTCGATTTCCTCCTTGTAGTCGTCCTTGTCCCAGTCGGGGAGGGACGCCAGAATCTCGACGGGGAGGTTGTCGCCCACAGTGGGCGTCGGCTCAGAGGCGAAGGTGGCGGAGAGCTGGTCGCCCTCGGTGCCGACCGCCTCGTGACCGGTGGCGAGGTAAGTCTCGCCTAGCTCAGAGGTGTCGCCACCGCTTGCTTCGGAGGTGGAGCCGATGAGAACCCGCGCCCCCTTGGTCGCCGCAACTTCTCCGATGGGCAGGACAGGACCCGCGGCCCCATCGTAGGCGACGGCGCGGATGCCGTACCCGTAGGCGGCATCGAGGACACCCGGGGAGAGCTTCGTGAGCGACGCCTTCCGCTGGGGCCGGGGGACGCCCAGGGAGCGGGCGCGTTTCCGAACGAGGTCCGCAACCCAGGTCGGGCCGTAGACTTGGTGGCCGAGTCGGATGGAGCGGTCGCCGTCCGCGATCAGGGTGTCGAGGTTCGACTGATGGCCGGCGATGCCGACCGGACCCGCGGCCTCCCCGCCCACAAGGACGAGGTGAGAGGCGTCGGCGATGGGGCCGCCCGACCAGCCCAGCCATCCCGCAGTCGTGGTGTGGGGCGTCAGGTAGTGGCGGAGACCCGTGAGGCTCTGGTCCAGGTCGGGGATGTTCGCGTCGTCGAACCGGAAGGCGAAAGTCGCCAGCTCGTCCGGCAACTCGTCGTCGGACCAGAACGGGTGGAGCGCGGCGAAGTCCATCGAGCCGACCCAATGCTCGCTCGGGTCTTCCTTCGCGCCGATGTAGAGGTCGCGGATGCGCTCAAAGGAGAGGTAGGGCGGCTGGACCGCAGCGCCCGTGGTGGCGACGGTGGTGGCGCCAATCGTGACCGCGAGCCGGATGCCGCTGGAGTCCTGGCCCACGGAGATGAACGCCTCCGTCCCACTGGTCAGGGCGGAGGTCGCATCGGTCACCGTCGTGCCGTTGATGGTGGCCTCAACGCGGTTGGCGGAGGTGCGACGGAGCAGCAGGAGGTCCCCGAAGTCCGCGATGGTCAGGTTCGTGCCCGACTCGTTCGGCGTGACGCGGAACTGGGCGCACCACTCAGTCTCGGCCTGAGCCTGGATGGCGGTCTGGTAGTAGCGGTAGATCGGCGGACTAATCTCGATGACCGCCGCACCCGAACGCCCGGTGAACTGGAGGCCGGACGAATAGAACGGGGCGGCGGTGTCGGACGCGAGGACCGCGCCGCTGTCCGTCTGATACGACGACTCTCCGGACTGGAGGGGGAACGAGTAGTCTGCGCTGCTCTGTGTCCGCGAGCCGTAGCTGGGGGACGCCTGGTAGGTGTTGTAGATGTGGAGGTTGGTGAGCGAGGTCGGGTCGCGGTGGGTCGCGCTGAACGGGCCGAACAGGCTCAGGGTGAACGAGGTGTCGCTCGCGCCGGTCGCGTCGATGGTGGTCGTCGAGGTGCCGTCGCGAACCGTCACATCGTTGCCGTTCTTCGACAGGGCGATGTCCGTGTCGCCCGAGATGGTAAAGGTGTCACTGGCGGTCGCGCCCCCGGTGACGGCGACAGTCAGGGTCGTCTCGTCGGTCAGGGTCAGCGTGTAGGTGTCCGTGGCCCCGGTCAGCGTCAGGAGGACGCGATCCTGTGCGCCCGAGCCAGGGCGGACGCTCAGGAGGATGGTGCCAAAGTTGACGGCGGTGTCCAGCTCGGCAGTCGCACCCCCGGTCGCGGCGAGGCCGGGAGCCTCCGCGTACTGGGCTTGGCGGAGGGAGCCGACGCGACGCTGGAACTGGGACGACTCGGGGTCCACCTCACGCCGGTCCCAGAGGCCGCCGTTCCGATTGAGGGGGGTCTTGTCGAGTCGCATCAATTAAGCGTGTAGTAGATGGTGAAGTCCCACTGCTCCGAGTTCTGGCTCAGGCCAGGATTGTTGTTCGCCCGGATTACCAAGGAGACGATGTTCCCAGCAGGCACACTTAAGGTGGCGTCAACGCCAAGGTCCTTCGAGTCGAGGTTGTCCGAGAGGTCGTTGGGGTCGACTCCGTCGTGCGTGCGGAACGGGGTGCCCGAGAACAGCGAGGAGCCGGAAACTGAGCCGCCATTGAAGATGTCGATTTCCCAGTAGTTGGTCGCCGAAGATGTACCCGTGCCGCCGGGCTTGGTGGTAGAGACATAGATGGCCGCGATGGTCATGTCCGCCCGCGCGGTGAACATCGTGAACTCCTGCGCCGTGTTGTAGTTTGAGGCTCCCTGGTGGAAGTGGTGCGTGTAGTGCAGGGCCTGCTCGACGCTGCCACCTCCCGTGCCAATCTGCGTCCAGACAGCAGCGCCCGCGGTCGCATCGGCCAGGACGAACACCGTGTCATCGGTACTGTTGACCCACAAGTCGCCAGCGGAATATCCGGCAGCCGAGTCGTCGTTGACGGTGGGGTCGGTCGTAAAGATGCTGACCTTCGGCGCACCAGAGACGCCGCCAGAACCCGCCGCGCCCTCGTTGTCCCACTCCTCGTCAGGCCGAGTGCCGCGGTCGTAGTTATCGTAGAGAGCAGAGCCGCTGCGCCCTGCCGCATTCTCCCAACACTCGGCCAACGACTCTGGGATACGCGGGAACGACCGGCAGTATTCGTCGCGGGCCACCCAGTCCGCCTCGACCAAGGCGACATCGCTGTTGCCCTCAATACCCTCGACTTCGATATAGAGGCCGTTGGGGAAGTAAAGGTCGGGGGCATCCGTCCGATCGTCGGGGACGCTCAGGATGCACTTAATCGTGTCGCCCGCGTCAGCGTCCGGGTCGGGGTTTGAAAAGAACTTGACGGTCAGCCCGGACGCGCCCTGCATCCCGGCGGCGCGGGCATGAATGAGGTAACAGGCGCCAGAGTAGAACTCATAACGGTTCCCCTGCGTCGCCTCTTTGATGCCGGACTGGATGAGGTCCGGGTGGGGGAAGTCGTTAACGGAGGACATTAGCCGCGGGTGTAGACGCCGCTCTCGCCGCTTTCAGTTGCTAGATCGTCGGCATCCCGCTGGGAGCGGACGACGGGCTGGTATTGCCCACTGGTCCAGGCGACATAGAGGACAACCGCCTTCGCAAGGATGGTCTCAATGACGCCGTTCGGGACATCAATGGTCGTGTCCTTCGTGACCGCCAACTCCTGCTTGATGACGAAGCGATTAGAGCTGGCGGGGGCGGGCCAGATAATCACGTAGGAGTTGCCTTTGTCCCAGATTTGCTGGTAGTAGTTGGCCGACCCGCTCTCGGTGTCGAAGCCCCAGCGACCAGCCACTAGGGGGCGAGTGCCGGACCCAGCGGGGGCAACATGCGTGATGCGCCCAGCGTGGGGGAGCAGGATGGTCCGGCGCTTGATGGTGCCGGAACCCGCCAGGGAGGTCTGAGCCGGGGTCCCGATGTCCAGGTGATGACCAGCGACGCCCCGGATAGGCCACTCGTCGCCGTTCAGGTCAACGAACAGGTCGCCGCGCCGGGTCTGGTCAGGATTTTCGCTCAGGTTGACGGTTGCCGATCCGGCGGAGTGGGAGGAGACGGTTACGCTGAGGTCGCCGGGGACGACACCAACAACAGTCTCCAACATGGCAGGAACGCCGTCGCTCAGAGTGAGAGCGATGGCGGCGTTGATGACTTCCTCCAAGCGCGAAGTCTCGACGGTAGAGAGCGTGTCGAGTCCGAGGCGCTCAGCGAGGGTGGCCCGAAGGCCCGCGATGGTGTCTGCCATTTGGGGTGGGGGTAGGGGCGCCCCCGTTAAGGAGCGCCCCGAGATGAGCTTAGAGGGTGATGCCCTCCATGTGACCGAACGAGCGACGACCGTTCTCCAGGGAGAAGCCGTGACCCATGGACACACGCTTGAACAGGTTGGTCGAGGTCGGGTGCGGGAAGACACCGGGCATCTGCTTCAGGAAGCCGATTTGCGGGTTCTTCTGCGCTTCCGGGCCGCCATCAGAGATGGTGCCAGCCGCGACAACGTTCAGGCGAAGAGACTTGGTGTTCAGGAAGACATACGGGTACTCCGGCGTGGTGGTGGCGGTAAAGTCCCATTCGGCATCCTTGGTATCGAGCATGCGGTGCCAATCGACAGTGGCAGTACCCATCTGAATGGTACCTTCCTTGCCGAGGTTAGCCATCATGCCCGCGTTGTGGGTAGCAGTCTCCCGCACCAACTCAGCCAGCTTGTTGAACACCGACAGACCCGTGAGGATCAGGTCGGGGCTTTCCTGCGGGCCGTACCAGAGCTGACGGAGAGCGTCGTCGGTGTCCTCGATGAGGCCCGAACCGTTAGGCGCGCTGGTAGTAAACAGTTGCGGTGCCCACTTCGCGGCATCCGAGACGGTCACACCGGCAAAGGACTCCGAGGCGGGGCGACCCGAGACCAAGCCAGCACCAGACGACAGGAGACCCAGGAGGGACATGCCGTTGACGTCGTAATTGGCGTCGCTCTCGTAAGGAGCGCGAGCAGTCGGGTTAGCACCATCAGCGGTGGCGTTACCGAGGACGAAGTTCGACTCCAGCTCGTAGAACATGCCAATCGCGTTAGACATGACCAGGGCATCCATGTAGGAGACCGGGTTGCCTTGCAGCGGCATGTCCTGCGGGAAGTTGAGGTTGCGCGAACGGAACACAACATCGAACTTCGCCTGAGTCAGGATTTCCGCGGAATCGGCGCTAAGGGATGCCCCCGCACCGAAGTTATCGCGGCGATACGCGACGGTAGCCGAGCCGCCGTCAGCGTGGAGCAGCGGGTGGCTGTAACGATCGCTGTCCGGGACCACGAAGATGCGGCCTCGTTCGGCGAGGTACTGGAGCAGCTTCTCACCGCCGTCGTTGATGACTTGGGTGAGGTTGCGAGAAACTCCGTCAATGGACGTGGTGGCGAGGGTATCAACCTTGCTCGCCGGGGTGTCTTCAGCCCAGGGAAAGGCCATGATTGGACTCCTTTGTTAAAGGTGGTTTGTGGGAGTCCCCTTAAAGCCTACGTCAATCGTCGGAAGGATTCAGTTTCGCAAGCGGGAGACCAGTCGCGGGGATGTCCAGAACTTCGCCGCTGGACGCTCGCGGCTGATACAGCGGGTGCATGGGCCGTTCGGCAGGGGCAGCAACCTCCTCGTTACGGATGCCAGCGGCACGAACGATTTTGGCGATACCTTCTCGGGACTGGAGGGCCGTGGCCTTAAAGTCCTGAGATGCCTCTGCGAACTTGTCGTACTCCGGGGAGCCGACAGCGATGCCATGCTCCTGGATCAGGGTCTTCTCCATTTGCTGTTGAAGCTCCTGTTTCCGGGACCACTGCTCGTCTCGTTGCTTGAGAGCGTTGTCGAGGTCATCCTGCGTCAGGAACTCGCCCTTCTCACGCTTGGTGGTGAGGGCTTCATTCACTGCCTTGGATGCACTACGACGGCTGAAATCCTCGACTTTTGACCGCAGCTCCGCGGGGAAATCGTCAAGGCTGCGATACTCCTTATCCACCGAGTCAGCGATGCGGGTGGCCGGGTCAACGGCGCCGCTATCGGCCTGAGTGTCCGTGGTATCTTCGGGGGTTTCGCGGGAGGTGGTTTCGTCAGTCATGCTAAAGGGCCGCGTCTTTCGGGTGCCGATGTTCGGGCCGAAGGGGCGGGTGCCGTGCGGGCATTATAATGCACACGGCAGGGGGTGCAAGGCATTTTACTGCCCTTTTTCTTGTTGCGGGCGACTGTACGCCTCGCTGACGGCCTTGTTCTTGGCCTCCTCGCTGGTCCAGTTGCCAGTCTCCGGGTCAATCCCGTTCTTGACCATCTTCCGGTTCGCGTCGTTCGCGTTCTCCGGGAAGGCGTCTGGGTGGCTCGACGGGAGGGCCAGGATGCGCTTCCGCTTGTCCGGGCGCGAGTCCTGGTAGCTGGCCTTGAAGATGACACCCGGCACCCGGCTTGGGTTACTGGGGGTGCCGTAGTCCGGCTCGTGGGCGTTGCAGTCCCAGCAGGCGGTTCGGGAGGGGTCCGGCTCGCCCCCGATCCCTAGCGGTGTGCGGTCGCACAGGACACAAGTACGGGCCGCCACGTCGGTGTAGGCGTCACAGTCCCAGCAAGCCTTCCGGGTGTCATCAAGGTTCCCGTTCTTGTCGGCGGGGATGCGCCCGCATTCGGTGCAGCGGCTTGACATGTTGGCTCAGATTTGAATGATAATCATGCGTACCGTGAATGAACGGCTCAACGCCGAACCTCTACGGTGTGGATCCGGACGCGGTAGCCGGGGTAGGTCTGCTCAATCATGTCCAGGTCTTCCTCGGCCCGGGCAATGCTCGGGTAGGCCGCGAACAGCCAAGTGGGGGCGCCGGGGTTCTGCTCCAGCTCGATGACGTAGGCGTACTGAGGCGCTTCCGGCGCTGTAGATAGCGTCCAGGCTGCGCTCAGGTGGCCCATGAACAGTGCGATGGCGACGCAGACTTTCATTATCCCAGCACCTGGCGGGTCATCGCGGGGAGAGCGCCGGTCGCAGCAGCGGCGGCAATCTGGTTATCGATGTTGCCCTCGGGGGAGACGCCCGGAACCGGGGAGAGGCGGGTCGCGTTCTGGGCCTCGTTGTGAAGCATCTGGTGACGGTCTAGGGCCGCACGGATGACGCTGACGTCGATGTCCCGCGCACCGTCGGCCAGGGCGCGGTCGATAATCTTCTGGTAGCCGCTGATGTAGGCCGCGTGGTTGTCGTCCTGGTAAACGGGGATGTCCCTGCCGGTCTCCAGGAACTCGACGTAGCGCGAGATGGGGTCGCCGACAGTCTCCATGTAGTCGTCTCCATCTTTCCAGCCCGCAGCCTTGAGGAAGCGCCGCAGCACTTCGTTGACCATCCGCATGGCGTTCGGGTTCTGGAAGTTGGCCGCGACGTTGCTCAGGGTGGTCAGCACCAGCATCTCGGTGTCGAGCTTGCCCTGGCGGCCCTGGTTCTCAAAGGCCACCGGGTCCACGCGGAGGTTCATCGGCATGACCTCCGGGTCCGGCACATTCAGGCGCTTGATGATGCCGCCAGCCTGGGGGATTGCCAACTCCTCGCCGAACAGGGCACGCTGGTGCAGCATGATGAGGGTCGCTGCCTGGGACCAGAGACGAGCCTGGACCCGGATCGCGTCCGTGTTGCGCCGACCCGCAGCCTGGACCAGAGCGGACGCCTCGGTGGCGGACTTCTCCGGGTTGACTGCTGCGCCACGATCGAGCGGACCCACCCCCGACACATCATCAAACAGTGCAAGAAGTAGGTTTAGAGTGGCGATGAGGTCTGGCAGGGTGGAGTTCCGCTCGACCGGACGCATGGTGGCGTTCACACCACGCGTGTCCCCGTCGTCTACATCGACAGGGAGGAATACTTGCTGACCGGGGCGGGCGTTCAGGATGCCCTTGATGGCCTTGTTCAGGGCCGTGCGGTCGTACAAAATCGTGTTGTTCGTGTTCTGCACCTCGCTCATAATCATGTCGATCACAATGCCGATCGAGCGCATGAGCGGGAGCCAGGACAGAACTTCCGGCATCGGGATGTCCTCGCCGGGAGGGGCGTCGAGTCCAGCAGCAAGGACCATGACCGGGGCGCGGAGGATGCGCGTCTTGACGTACTTGCCCAGGTTCGGGTTCCGGCGGCGACGATACCAGATGTCGCCCTCCAGGTTCACGAAGATGGAGGTCGGAACCTCGCGCCCCGTGTGCTTGTTGGACTCGAACGCCATGCCGGGGTGGTAGACCTCGGTGACGCCCACCAAGTCCCAGGGGCTGGGCTGCTGGTCCGGGGAGACATCGGAAGTGGCGGCCTCCCGGATGTCCTTGGGGAGGGACCCGAACTGGACCAGAGAGGTGTGCCAGGTAAAGCGGCGGAGGTGGGGTTCGTAGCCGCAGTGGGTGGACTCGACGACCTCAAAGCCCAGGCGGCGCGACGGCACATCCTCGTCCGGGTTTATCAGGAGGCGAACACCGAAGTAGGGCTGGGTCGGCAGCAGGAAGGCCACCCGCTCCATGACCTGTTCCAGGTTGGTGCCGGGGATGATGGCATCCATCAGGTCCTGCTGCGACTCGGCGAGCTGCACCGCGCCGTCCAGGAGGGGGGTAGTCTGGAGGCGCGGTACGCCGGGGGTGGTCGCCGTGACCCGCTGGCGCAGACGGCTCAGGATGAGGTTCGCGCCGGTCTTGGGGATGCGGATGTCACCGGGCGCATTTGGGTCCGATAATCCCAGTCCGCTCAGGTCCAGCGTGACCTTCTCGGGGTCCGGGTTGATCAGGAGCGGAGACATGCTGCCGCCCGTCGCCGGATCGCGGCCCGCCAGCATATCGGAGCTGAGAGCAATCCAGGGTTCGATGGCCTCACTGGTCAGGCGGGCAGACTGGCCCCATGCCTCCTTGAGGTAGTCCGCTTCTTCCTCGGTGAGCTGGTAGGTATCCGGGCGGGCCATGTTGGGCAGTATAATGCCCACTGGGGGCGTGTCAAGGGCTAACTGAAGTAGTTTCCAGCCGAAGTGTCGCTCATTCGCTCGATAACGCCGGGAACATGGCCGAAATCGCGCTGGTTTAGGGGAGCAGGGTCCCCATCGTCGCCCAGAGGTAGGGGGCCTCGACGGTCCAGGTGGCCCGCGAGGAGAGCGAGGGCGGCGGGCAAATCGTCGTGGGCGGCCTTCGGATACTGGGTCAGGCGCGACTCCAGGAGCTGCTGGTTGTGGTAGCCCCTGGGGCCGAAGCGCAGCAGCCCCTTCCTGAGCGCAGTCGGAAACGAACTGAGGCGCATATCCAGCTTCTTGTTCGGGATCTTCTGGCGGCGCATCCGGGTCTGCTCGATGCGGCCCCGATCCCGGAGCCAGGGCTTGATGACCCCGGAGAATACGACATCCTCAATCCAGATGCCGTCCACGTCGGGAGCGATGGTCTCGAGGGCCTGGATGGCGGTGTCGGCGTTTCCGCGCAGCTCCTCGGCCCAGTAGGGGATGAAGATGTTCTGGTCCGCCCCCGCGTGGGGAGACTGTAGCTCAGGGGGCAGCGAGCCGTTGGGGGCGACGCGGACCTTGATAAGGCCGTTCCGGTCCAGCGATTCGCCGGTCGCGACGGCCACGGGGTCCACGAGGAGGATGTCCTGGCCGTGGGGGAGGGGGCGGTCGCTCGGCCAGCGCGACTTCTCGATTTGGTCCTGGGTGAACAGGGCGGAATCGCCGACCGATGGGACGCACATGTATTGCATCTCAAAGAAGCCGGGGTTGTCCGACAAATCCTCCTTGACCATCGCAATCTCGCGCTCGTTCAGGAAGGAGGGGCAGAGCGGAGTGCCGCCGGGGCCGTCGAGGACGCCGTACCTGATTTGGTGCCAGGAGGACTTCTGGCCCAGGTAGGCGCAGATGTCCCAGAACGCCCAGGGAGTTCCGATGTGGAAGATGGGCGAGTCGTAGTTGTACATCAGCGGGACGAGCTGGTCCACGAAGTCGATGGCCTTCTGACACTGGGCCGGGGTCGTGGAGGTCGTCTCGTTGGTGGGGTCGTCCAGCTTGGCGCGGCGGGGGTGGCGACCCGCGAGGTTTGAGCCGGGGGAGGACACGAAGACCGAGGGTTCGCGGCCAGGGGTGCCCTCGCGGCCCACCACGTCGAGGGTTTCGCACGGACCAGATCGAGCGCCCTGCCCGAACACCGGGGCGGCCCAGGGGAAGATTTCCTTGAGCGGGACGAACACCCCCGGCCAGATTTCTAGGTCGCCAGCCAGGATGTCGCGCACCCGGCCCAGGAGCTGCTTCGCCAGCTTCGTCTCGGCGGAGGCCAGGAGGATTCGGTCGCCGGGGTCAACCACCAGGTCGTGCGCCGTGCCAATCTCGGATTCAAGGGTGGACTTGGCGTGTCCGCGGGGGACAATCAGCGAACACTTGTTGTAGGTGTTCTTGGCGCGGACAATCTCGCGGTGGAGGCGTCCGAACTTCTTCCGGCCATCGGGCGTTCCCTTGTACCCGGCTGCGATGCCGAACGCAATCTGGTCGGCGTGGCAGGCCCGGATCGCGGCCAGGAGGTTGTCGGGTGTGGGCTGGTCGCTCACTGGGGGCGGTTGGTCCGCAGTGGAGGGGTCCGGCTGGTCGCTCACTGGGGGCGGCTGTCCTCGTCCGGCTCGTCGGGAGACCTGAGCAGCGAGTGGAGGACGCCGAGGAAGTCGCCTTGACCAGAGAGGCTGAGCGACCAGAAATCGCCGCCCTCCTCCCGGTAGATGCCGCACAGGGTCAGGTCGCCGCGTCGCTTCATCTCGTCAAGGATTTCGGCGTCGCTGGCCGTGCGGAGGGCTGGGCCGAGGGTGAGAGGGTCCGGCCAGGGGTCCGGAGGGGTGGGGTCGGGGTCGGCGTCGCGGGACATGGTTGTGGGCAGTATAGTGCGCGGGTTGGGGCGGGTCAAGGGGTGGTGGCTCGTGGGCGGGCGGGACCCGGCGCGCCCCCGGAGGGCGGCCCCCTCGATCCGCGCGGGCGGGCGCGGCGCTCGACTACCGCGGTCGTCGGCGGCGGGGCGGCGGCGCTCGACTACCGCGGTCGTCGGCGGCGGGGCGGCGGGGCGGCGGGCGGGCGGGGCGGCGGCGGGCGGGCGGGCGGCGGGGTGGCCGAAAGTTTTATCGAATTGGGTATTGACAGGCGGCGAGCGGTCTCCGATATTAATAATGTGCGTCGGGCAACACCGCTCGCCACCACCACCACCCAGAACCAGAACCAGAACCATGACCACCACCACCATCAACGCGAACACCCTCGCCAAGCTGGACAAGCTTGCTGGCGACCTCGACCTCAACATCCTGGACTTCATCGTGGCCTTGGCCGAGAACGCCCACGCCGACGAGGTGGCGATGCGATGCGAGGAGTTCGGCGGCGACGAGCGACGGGCTCTGGTCGCTCTCGACCGCATCCTGTCCTTCGGCCTGTAAGCCACCACCACCACCGTCTCGCCCCGTGTCAGCTTGACTGGCGCGGGGCTACGGCAGTGAAGGGCGGCGCAATACCGCGACCGCCAGACCCCGAGACCGAAAAAATGACCGCACCAAAAAACCTTCGATTCCAGCCTTCCGGCGGATTCCCCGCCTTCCACGAAGACCATGGCTCTCCAGCCGCCTGCCGCTACATTCTCGCGTCCATGCTTCGGCGGTGGCGTCGGGAAGGCGCGGACGTCAGTGGTTCCCGCGGCGTCTTCCGGGTCGCGGCTCAGGACTTCACTGGAGCCGTCTACGCCCCTGCCCGCGGCTAAGGCAGTCAATCAATGCTGCTCGCCCTCACCTACACGCTAGCCGCCGTCATCGGCGGAATCCTGTTTAGCGCTGTTCCGTTCCCCGGCGAACGCGCCGCTCGCCGTGAACGCGACCGCGCCGCCGCCTACTGCGTCATGCGGGACGGCATCCGCCGTAGCCGCAACGCCGATATCGGCTAGCCTCCCCGCCCTCCCGCCCTTGCCCGTGTCGCCCCGAGAGGGACACGGGCTTAGGCGGTGAGAGGCGGCGCAATACCGCGACCGCCAAACCCGAGAAAGAAACATGAGCGATTCTACCCTATTCCCCCGCCGCTGCGACGATTGCGTCGAAGTGATGGACCTGACCACTGAAGACCGCGCCCGCGCCTATGTTGCGCTAGTGTGCCTGGAGTCTGGCGCGCACCCACTGCATCTGACCGAAGTGGACTGCGCCGCGTTGGAGAAGGCCGGATTCGTCGACGGCGAGGAGCCGTTCTCTATGGATTTCCTCCAGGACTGTCCGAACGTCCCCGAAGTAGTACGCCTTGCTTCTGATTTGCTGCCGCCACATCTCGACGCGCCCGAAAAGTGCTGGGCCTGCGACGGATTCGGCATCGACGCGCGGTGGGAGCGCAAGCCTTGTCTCCACTGCGACGGCGACGGCTACATCCTGTAAACCCAAACCCAAAAAATGACCATGGATTCCCTTCCCGAACTCCTACTTGAACTCTCAAAGGCGACTGAAGCAGCGAGCACGATTGAGTTCTTCAAAGCACAGCTAAAATCTGTCCGCGAAAATGATTCGGACCTAATCGCCGCCGAAAAGGATAGACTCGCCGACGCGCTCCACCAAGCCGGGGAGCATATCGCCGCTATGGCCAGAGAATACGGCGTGGAAATCGGCTAGGCTTCCCGCCCGCCCCCGATGAACCGATGAAACCTACCCGAAAAGAATCACGCGCTGAGGCGATCCGTTGCGCCGCCATCGTCGCCTTCCTTCTCGCCTTCCTGATTATCTGCCCCGCATGAGCTAGGCGCGAGCGTACTCCGCCCCACCCCGTTCCGGCTCGACCGGCGCGGGGCTAGGGCAGTGAAGGGGGCCGATTCCCGGACCCCGACCTGAGACAGCCCATGAAAC